ATAAAATAAGGCTTTGCGGACATTTAAGAAGATATAAAAAGATAGTCAAAAAGACATATATAATTTATGAATAAATTTTGTGAGCAGTTTGGGCTTACTCCTTCTGCGAGAAGCAGAATTGTTGCAGATACAGCTGAGGATAAAGAAAGTGATGAGATGGAACTTCTCTTGATTAAGGGAGGTGGCAGTTAATGTATGATGTGACAAAAGCGGATCATGCGGTCAACTTTATCAATTGTCTGAAGCACACCAAAGGAAAATGGAGGGGAGTTCCGTTTGAACTTCTCTCCTGGCAGGATGAGATTATCCGCACATTATTCGGTACGGTTAAGGAAAATGGCTACAGGCAGTACAATACCTGCTACTGTGAGATTCCGAAGAAAAATGGGAAGTCGGAACTGGCGGCTGCCATTGCATTATATATGACCTGCGGTGACGGGGAATGGGGAGCAGAAGTGTATGGCTGTGCTTCCGACCGCCAACAGGCATCTATTGTATTTGATGTGGCTGTGGATATGGTGGATCAGTGTCCTGCTCTGAAAAAGAGAATTAAACCAGTGATGTCGGTTAAGAGGCTTGTGTATAAACCGACCAACAGCTTCTATCAGGTGTTATCAGCTGAAGCATATACCAAGCATGGTCTGAACGTACACGCTGTTATTTTTGATGAACTTCATGCACAGCCGAACAGAGAACTTTTTGACGTTATGACAAAAGGCTCCGGTGATGCCAGAACACAGCCGTTATATTTTCTGATTACTACAGCCGGAACAGACAGAAATTCGATTTGCTTTGAACAGCACCAAAAAGCTGTTGACATTATAGAGGGCAGAAAAATTGACCCGACATTCTATCCCGTGATTTATGGTGCATCCGATGAGGATGACTGGACGAGCGAAGCCACATGGTATAAAGCCAATCCTTCCCTTGGAGAAACCATCGATATTGAAAAGGTTCGAAATGCTTACATCAGTGCAAGGGAAAATGCTGCAGAAGAGAATATCTTCCGGCAACTTCGATTAAACCAATGGGTAAAACAGTCTACCCGTTGGATGCAGATGGATAAATGGGATGCGTGTGCATTCCCCGTAAATGAGGAGGAACTTATCGGAAGAACCTGCTATGGCGGTTTAGACCTTTCGAGTACATCGGATATCACGGCATTTGTACTTGTGTTTCCACCAAGAAATGATGAAGAAAAATACATCATTTTACCATACTGCTGGATACCGGAAGATAACATGAGACTCCGTGTCAGAAGGGATCATGTTCCTTATGATGTGTGGGCGGCAGAAGGGAGTCTGGAAACCACGGAAGGAAATGTCATTCATTATGGTTTTATAGAGAAATTTATAGAGGAACTTGGTACGAAGTACCACATAAAAGAAATTGCATTTGACCGTTGGGGTGCAACGCAGATGGTGCAGGATTTGGAAGGTATGGGATTTACTGTTGTTCCTTTCGGGCAGGGGTATAAGGATATGAGTCCGCCAACGAAGGAACTTATGAAGCTGACACTTGAGGAGCGAATTGCCCACGGTGGGCATAAGGTTCTCCGTTGGATGATGGATAACGTGTATGTCAGACAAGACCCTGCCGGAAATATCAAAATGGATAAAGAAAAATCCACAGAGAAAATTGATGCTGCAGTCGCAACCGTCATGGCACTTGACCGTGCAATCCGTAATCAGGGAAGTGATGGCAGTGTGTACGATGCCAGAGGAATTCTGGTGTTTTAGGAGGATGACATGATTTTGGTCAGCATATTAGGCTTCTTTCTCATAAGGGAAGCAATCAATCAGGCATTGGAGGGATAGCAGATGGGAATAAAAAGTTTGTTTGGTTTCGGTCAGGCGAGGGATAAGCCTGTACGGAATTACAGCAATGGTGAGTATACATTCAATTTCGGACGAAGCACCAGCGGAAAGAGCGTCAATGAAATGACAGCCATGCAGACTACTGCAGTTTATGCATGTGTGAGGATTTTGTCAGAAGCAATCGCATCGCTTCCAATTCATGTATATCGATACAAAGACGGTGGGAAGGAAATTGTTTGTGACCACCCGCTTTATACGCTGCTCCATGATGAGCCAAACCCGGAGATGACTTCATTTGTGTTCAGAGAAACGCTGATGAGTCATCTTTTAATTTGGGGAAATGCATATGCACAGATCATACGAAATGGGAAAGGCGAGGTGCTTTCTCTGTATCCGCTACTTCCAAACAAGATGAGTGTGGAGAGGGACAGTAATGGAGTGCTGTATTATGTGTATTCCCGTTATACAGATGAGAATCCCAACATGAAAAAGATGGGAGATATCATCTTAAGGCAGGAGGATGTGCTTCATATTCCCGGACTTGGATTTGATGGTCTTATCGGTTACTCACCTATTGCAATGGCAAGGAATGCTGTCGGTATGACGATGGCCTGTGAGGAATATGGTGCCAGTTTTTTTGCTAATGGTGCAAATCCCGGTGGTGTGTTGGAGCATCCGGGTGTGTTGAAAGACCCGGCAAAGGTAAGGGATTCTTGGAATGCAGTGTATCGTGGAACGACCAATGCCCACAAGATTGCCGTACTTGAGGAAGGGATGAAATATCAGCAGATAGGTATCCCACCGGAGGAGGCGCAGTTCCTGGAAACAAGAAAGTTTCAGATTAACGAAATTGCAAGGCTGTTTCGGATACCGCCACATATGGTCGGTGATTTGGAAAAGAGCAGTTTTTCTAATATTGAGCAGCAGTCTTTGGAGTTTGTGAAATACACACTTGACCCGTGGGTAATCCGATGGGAACAGGCACTTAAAAAATCCCTTTTTCTGCCGGAAGAGAAAAAAGAGTTTTTTATAAAGTTGAATGTGGACGGTCTGCTCCGTGGGGATTATCAGAGCAGAATGAATGGTTACGCCATCGGCAGACAGAATGGTTGGCTGTCAACCAACGATATCCGTGAAATGGAAGATATGAATCCATTACCGGAAGAGGAAGGTGGCAATCTGTACCTTGTGAACGGTGCGATGACGAAGCTGAAGGATGCAGGAGCATTTGCCAAAGAGAGAACGGAAAGCACGTCAGAGGAAACCGAACCGCAGCAACCACCAGACAATAGAAACAGAGGAGGTCTACGATGAAACGAAAGTTTTGGAACTGGGTCAGAAATGAGGGGGAAAGAACCCTCTTTTTAAATGGAGAAATCTCAGATGAAACATGGTACGGGGATGAGGTTACCCCTAAGTTATTTAAAGACGAACTGTTATCCGGCGAAGGGGACATTACCGTATGGATAAACAGTCCGGGCGGTGATGTGTTTGCAGCTGCCCAAATCTACAACATGCTGATGGATTATAAAGGCAACGTGACTGTGAAGATTGACGGTCTTGCCGCTTCGGCAGCTTCCGTGATTGCAATGGCAGGAACGAAGGTGCTGATGAGTCCGGTGGCAATGATGATGATCCACAACCCGGCTACGATAGCCATTGGAGATACAGCAGAGATGAAAAAGGCAATCGAGATGCTTGACGAAGTCAAAGAATCCATTATGAATGCCTATGAAATCAAAACCGGATTGAACCGCACGAAAATCTCACATCTGATGGATGCAGAGTCCTGGTTCAATGCAAAGAAAGCTGTAGAACTAGGGTTTGCGGATGAAATTCTCTTTGATAAGGAAAAAGAGGAAAATCCGGAAGAAAAGAAAGAAGAGAAGGAAGAGGAATTGGAAGCCATCCTGTTTTCAAGGTCGGCTGTTACAAATTCCTTTTTTAATAAGCTGATTTCGGGAAAGCCGGAGAAAAAGGTAAACATTAGCGAGCTTGAAAAGAGGCTCAGTCTGTTAAAGCCATAAGGAGGGCAATGAATATGAGTACAGTATTGGAATTAATGGAAAAGAGAAAGAAAGCATGGGAAACTGCCAAGGCATTTTTGGATTCCAGAAGGGGCAGTGATGGTCTGATTTCTGCAGAGGACAATGCGACTTACGAAAGAATGGAAGCGGATGTGGTGGCACTTGGTAAGGAAATAGAGAGATTGCAGAGACAGGCTGCTATTGATGCGGAACTGACAAAGGCTACTTCCGAACCAATCAAGGATAAGCCGGGCATGAAGCCGGGGGATAATGCTCATGTGTGGTAAAGTAGCAACTAAGAATTTGATAGACAGCAGCTGACTATTCCGTTTTTAACTTTTGGTTAATTTTGTAAATCATCAATTTAACAATAGCTCTATTGTTCCTTAAAGCCTACTCTGCTATCATAAAGGCATAAACACAAAGGAGGTTTGCTTATGAAAATCAATCAAATTATCCGAGAAAAACGGAAGGAATTGTCATTAACACAAGAACAAATCGCCGAGCTTTTGGGAGTATCCACCCCGGCTGTAAATAAGTGGGAAAAAGGCAGCACATATCCAGATATAACTCTTTTACCGGCTCTTGCCCGCCTGTTAAAAATTGATTTGAATACGCTTTTATCATTCAATGAAGATTTAACAGATATAGAAATTGAAAATTTTGTAAATGAACTTGATGAGATTGTTCAAGAGCAAAACTATATGTCAGCTTTTCAAATGGCAATCGACAAAATACATGAATATCCTACTTGTGATAAACTGCTATACTCCGCTACGCTGTATTTAGACGGCGCATTATTCCTTTATAGTGTACCAGAGCCAGAACAATACCGGGAAACTTTTGAAACTTTTTATAAAAGGCTGTCTGTAAATGAAATTCCCGAAATTAGAGATACAGCAATTAGTATGCTGATTTCCTATGCAAGAAACAGGGGCGAATATTCAAAAGCAGAAGAACTAATCAATATGTTACCGTTCTCAACGATAGATAGAGAAGAACAGCTTGCAATTCTTTATCATAAGCAAAAAAAATATGAGGACGCAGAAAAAATATGGGAGCACAGAGTGCTTAAAGGCGTTACAGATATACAAACCGCCTTAATAAATATGCTTGAAATAGCTTTGCTTGAAAAATGCAACGACAACGCAGAATTTTTTGCGGATATGTACAAAACTATTACCCGTCAATTTTGTTTCCCAGAGTGGATGCGTTACAATGCCCATTTGCTGCTTGCCATAGATAAGAAAAACAAAGACGAGTGTTTATCCATTCTCAAAAAAATGTTGCCTGCTATGAAAAAAGAGTGGAATGTACAGGATTGTCAGCTATACCGCAATGCAAAAGATAGTGAATCTACGCTTTTTTCAAGTAGACTGGCAGATACACTTTGTGACGAATTAGCCACCAAAGAAGAATACGCATTTGTTCGTGACTGCATAGAATTTAGAGAACTCATGGCAGAGATGCGCAGCTAAAATGTATAGCAAACCCAAACGAGCCAGTCAACAGTAAAATGAATGGGCTGCGCCCACCGTTGACAGCCCCGCCTGTCCTTGCTGGTGGGTAATCAAGGGGCGACAGCAGAAAATGCTGCCGCCCTTTCCCATAATCGAAGAAAGGGGGATTTTCCATGACTGAATACGAAGCCTATCAAGAACATATCC